CGGAAATCTTTAGCCAAAAAGTCCTCAAATTTTTCCGTCGCGCTTCGGTTGCTGAAGACATCACGAATACCGATTACGCGGGGGAAATTGAGAACTTTGGCGATACAGTACGTATCATTAAAGAACCAACAATCACAGTAAGCAGCTACTCACGTGGCTCTGTGGTTAACCCACAAGACTTGGCTGACGACCAGACAACTATGGTTGTTGACCAAGCAAACGCATTTGCGTTCAAGATTGACGACATTGAAGAGCGTCAGTCACATGTTAACTTCGAAGCTCTTGCTACCTCATCAGGTGCATACTCTTTGAAGCGCAAGTACGATTTCAACGTTCTGCAAGCAATTGCTGACGGTGCTGGCCTTGCCGGTGCTGACGACGCATCACTTTCTGGTGGTCTGTTGAATACCAACACTGCTCTGGGTACTGCCGGTACTCCAATCGCAGTTCACACTGCTCCAGACAACGCTGTCAACCTGATGCTCGAAATGGCAAAAGAACTTGACGAGCAGTCTGTTCCAGAAGAGAACCGTTGGTTCGTTGCTTCTCCTGCTTTCTATGCCAAGCTGTTCTCAGCCGGTGCAAAGTTTGCAGAAGTTCAGGTAACTGGCGACGGTACTTCACCATTGCGGAACGGTCTTGTAATGCAGGGTCAAATTGCTGGCTTTAACTGCTACAAGTCAACTGCTTTGGTAGCAGGCGGCACAGATTCAATTAGCATCACTGGTGTTACTGCTGCTGCAGGTGAGTCTGTTTGTTTGGCTGGACACATGTCAGCCGTTGCAACTGCATCTCACATTGCAAAAACCGAAGTAGTTCGGTCAACTGAAACCTTCTCCGACATCGTTCGTGGTCTTCATGTGTTTGGACGTAAAGTCCTTCGCCCAGAAGCACTCGTTCGCGGTGTTGTAGATACTGTTGCTTAAAGGGAGAACTAGATAATGGCTACTTATAATGTAACTGGTGCCGTAGCTGGTATCCCTCTTGGTAAGAAGATGCAGACTGTTGAAGTTGTTCTCGACTTCACATCTACTAATCTTGCTGCTGGTGACATCGTTAACGTCTTTGAGATTCCAGACAACACTCTGGTCTTGATGGCAGGTATCGAAGTGTATCAGGCCGCATCTACAGGCTCACCTACAATTGACATGGGTGATGCTGCTGCTGCTGACACTTGGGTAACTGATGTTAGCGGTTCTGCCGTTGCACAGGAGTTCGGTCAAACTGCAAAGCTGTACACTGCAGCAGATAACATCGACATTCTTGGTGTTACTGCTACATTTGACGGTAAAATCCGTTGTGTTGCAGTGATGTGCGATTTGGGTGACCCCGGAACAGGCGCACCGTTTGCCTAAATAATACTTGGGGGGCAGGGCAACTTGCCCCCTTGACACCTATTATAATTTATGTTATAAGCAGTAACCTTTGCCGGGGGTAAATATACTATGGCTAGTCCAAAACCTAAAAACAAAGCCCTGTACTCGCGGGTCAAGGCCGAAGCTAAAAAGAAATTCAAGGTTTATCCAAGTGCATATGCAAACGCTTGGTTGGTCAAGACCTACAAGAAGCGCGGCGGGACGTATGCCTAATGGCTAAACCAAAGGGCGGCTTAACTAAATGGTTCAAGGAAGACTGGCGGGATGTAAAGACTGGCAAAAAGTGCGGTCGCTCTGGTTCAGAGAAAAAGAAACGTCCATACCCGGCCTGTAGACCTGCTAAAGTCGCCAAGCGTATAACCAAGAAAGAAGCAGCTAAGAAGACAGGACCAGCTAAAGTAAAATGGTCTGTTACTGCATCGGGAAAGCGAAGGAAGAAAAGTGCCACCAAGAAAGCCTGACAACATGCCAGCCCGTAACAAGAAGAACTTCCGTTCTACTAAATCGGGTGCCGGAATGACTAAAGCTGGCGTTGCTGCTTACCGTCGTAAGAACCCCGGCAGCAAACTAAAGACTGCTGTTACCGGAAAAGTAAAGCCGGGAAGTGCTGCAGCTAAACGGCGCAAGTCTTATTGTGCGCGGTCTGCGGGACAGATGAAGAAGTTTCCTGCAGCAGCAAAGAATCCTAACAGTCGTTTGCGTCAAGCACGAAAGAGATGGAAATGTTAGCAAGTTTGATAGGTCCGGTCACTGGACTACTAGATAAATTCATCGAAGACAAAGACCAGAAGAATGCTATTGCCCACGAACTGGCAACCATGTCTGAAAAACATGCACAGGAACTGGCAAAGGGCCAATTAGCTATCAATGCTGAAGAAGCCAAGTCACGTAACGTGTTCGTGGCGGGCTGGCGGCCCTTTATTGGCTGGACATGTGGCGTTGCCCTACTAGCACACTTTTTAATCTTTCCGTCTGCAGATGTAGTGACAGCGTACATGGGTATAGAGCCTGTAGCTTATCCTGCATTTGATATGGATAGCCTGATGACAATCTTACTTGGTATGTTAGGGTTGGGCGGAATGCGTAGCTTTGAAAAATCTAAGGGATTGACTAAGTAGATGATGTCGCTTCTAAAAAAATTATTTAATATGATTATTACACCAGACTACGTTGGAGATATGGCAAAGCACCGGATGCACACAACGAAATACGAAGATTTGTGTAAATGATTACGGTAGAGCAGTTCCTTAAATGGAAGGTTCTGCCTCGTTGCATGATGCTAGCCAGCACTGTTATGTCTTGGCGATGTGCTGAGTGGTTCATGGAGCTAGACACTCCTACCGCTGCTCAGAGTGCTTTCGTTAGTGTAGTAATGGGTGTAATGACGGGTGTATTTGGGATTTGGATGGGCCATGAACATAAAGGCGACAATAAGAGTTAAAAGTCCGTGTGTCGGTATATGCACATTAGATTCCGCAGGAAAGTATTGCACTGGCTGTGGTAGAACTATAGAGCAGATAATCAGTCGAGGTAAAACTAGATGAAATACAATACTTCACATTTCCTAGATAAACTTATCGAACACGAAGGTATGGTTCTTACTGTCTATGAAGATAGCTTGGGTATCGAAACTATCGGTATTGGTCGTAATCTCAAAGATAGAGGCATCACCAAAGAAGAACTAGAGTATATGGATATCCCCAGCATGGCGGTTATCTATGAACACGGTATTACTGAAGCTGATGCACGGTATCTTGCTCTCAACGATATCCGCATTGTAGAGAACGAACTCTGTCGGGTTCACCCATGCGTAGAAAACTTAGATTCTGTGCGCCAACTAATTCTCATGGACATGGCGTTTAACATGGGTGTCCCTCGCCTATGTAAGTTTGTAAAGATGTGGAACGCTATCCACGAAGAACGGTTCGACATAGCTGGAATGGAGATGTTGGATTCCAGATGGGCAAAGCAGGTAAAATCTAGGTCGGTTAAACTTTCAGAAGCTATGCGAACAGGAGAGTTCTAAATGAAGACGATTGCACAGCAAATCGGAATGGTAGAAGAAAAGAAAAAAGAATCTGTAGGTCTACCCAAGCCGTTTCCGTCGGATGCTCCGTCTCGTATGCACAAAAGTTATTACAATAATAACATTGACGGCATCAAGAAGCTGTACAAAGAGCAGGGTATCGAACTTCCCGGCTACTTCGATAGTGCAGACTCTTACATAGACTACCGCAAATCTCAGAAACAATACGGCGGACGGGTGCAGCCTCGCGGCGCACAACGTAGCTCAGAAACCCGGTGATAGTTTTTGTTCTTTACGTATACTTAGGTGCAAACGTAATAGACCGTACCCAGAAATTTGTAGACATGGACAGATGCCTGTATTTTGCTGAGAGACTGTCTCGACAGCAAACTGTTCCAGCAGGAGATGGTAGAAGACTAAAGATAACCGCAATTTGCCGACCTCAACCAAAGTAAGGAACCAACCATGATTGCCGAAACCCTTGCTGGGATTGCTTTGGTAAAACAAAGTGTGGATTTTATCAAGTCGAATATCTCTACTGTACAAGACATTGGACAGATTGCCGGGCAGATTGACGATTTGTTTCGCGGCGAACAGGAAGTCCAGAAGGCACGTGGTAAGAAATCCGGCGTAGGATTGACCGACCAGTTCGGAGTTCAGTCGGTTGCCAAAGAAATGATTGATGCCAAGCTTGCACAAGAAAAGATGCATGAGGTAGCAATGATGGTCGATATGCGGTTTGGGCCGGGAACTTGGAAGGGTATAGTTACTGAACGAGCTAACCGTATCAAGGCTGCAAAGGAAGCCGCAGCCGCAGCCCAAAGAGCAGAAGCCTTGAAACAACAGGAACTACTAGATAATATTAAAGTAGGAGCTTTGGTAGTTGCAGTAATTGCAATAGCAATCGGACTCTTCATAGCATTGATGGTTTCTACAGCCTCTGCCTTTATTAATTAAATTTCTTGACTAAACTTCAAAATTTGTATATAATACTTTTGAAGGGACTAACATGAAACAACTTGCAATAGACGCACTGCGTTACAAATATGAGGCACAGAAAAAAAGTGCAGAATACAATCTTAGAAATTATCTCCAAAATCCAGCAGCTATCGGAGAACATCCTGACTTGCTTGCAGAG